TTCGTTGGCGTACGATAGAGCGGATCCAAGCTTCACTCCATGCGGCGTGGTCGTCTGTAATTCCGTTTGACTTTGAACAGATCCAATAATCAAACCAGCGCTTACTTCAGGAGTAGCGCCAAGAGCGGCTTGGAACAAAGGACCGTAACACGGCTGGGCCGACTCTGTGCACGCTGTCAAGTACGTTTTGACTTCAAATGCCGTCCTGCGGCGACCATTCGCCTGTATACCGAAATACGTACGTGAACCGGTTTTGTCTAGCCTTCTGCTCGGCTCGATGATCTGCTGAATTTCGACTCGACTGGCGGGGAATCTATTGTTTGTTGTTGGCGCAACGGCTTGTCCATACACCGCTTCCAGTACCGCGTAGAACCTATTTGCAGTTGATGATATGTATGCTGGCATAGTTTCTAATTTCGACTCACATTGAGACTCGAAGTAACTCTCGCCCATTTCACAAAACCGACACCGCCCGGCTTCGGAGGTTGAAATTGAACTTCGTATACGCCAGAGAAGAACAGCCCCTGTCCCCAGTCGCCACGGTTCTGTCTCAGGATTGCCGTAAACGCTTCAACATAAAAATGGATCCATTGGTCGGTGTCGGTTGCGAGATTGGAGCTAGCCCAGATATCAGCGATCACTGATACAGCGCCCGACAAGGACATAAACTTCTCAGCCTGTGTATTTCTGACCGCGGCACTGTATAAACAAACGCGCGGGTACGTAAGTTGCACATCCTTATCTCCAAGATCCGGACTTGCAGAACTTAGCAATACTTGGTCAGCCGTAATCGATGGAACATTGACGCTCGAAGCCTGAGCGAGCAGTGTGATCTGTTGCTCGAGAGCATCACCGTTTGTAAGGAGATTAAGCATCAATTGCGGTGCAAATATCGTGAGGGGTATCACTTTAACCCCTCTGAATCTTTCGGGACAGCAGTACGTAAACGTCAGGTGTTTGGCCACTTCCGATTACGGCTCCCGCGGCCCACCCAGAAAGAGGAAACTGCCATGTCGCCCCGATCGCCACAGGTTGGCTGTTTTGTCGTTGCAAATTGCTTAGCGCGCTCCCGGCATAGACATTCCACCCGGCGGCTTTCGGCGGCGCCGGTACGTTCGGCATTGAGACTCCAATGTTAGATTTCCCGTCCAAAACAATCGCCGCGACGGCACTACCTGCGCTCTCAGTGCCGCGCTCATCCACCCAGGTGCTCTGGAAATACAGTTCCTGGGCGGGCATAGATCCAGGCACGGTTGACAACAGCGGTATGCCTGGTTTTGGCAGAGGGTTGTAAACCAATCCTAACCCCGACATGAAGACCATCTCGGCTGCTTCGCTCGCGGCCACTTGGTACTCGGTCCACTTAGCTTGAAATCTAGTATTGAGCTGAACGTTGTATGCCTCCGCGAAAAACCGCGATAACGAATCCAGGCATAACCATCGATAGAGGCTTGGCGTTACTACCACCGTTGATAATCCCACTAGCCGACGCGTTAGGGATTGCGGATCCGAGGCTCCCATATTCAGCAACCAAAGTAGTAACTTGTCGCCTATTGCACTCACTGACAAGTCAATCTTCGTTGTCACATCTATTCCGTGCGAGGCGGCAACCTGCGATACGGAATTTTCGAAATTCAGAAGGTCTCCCAGCGCGATGACATCCTGGTCAGTGAACAGTGCCATAGTCGTTATTTCCCGCCGTTCGGAGACTCGGTGCCCTTCCTGTTCTTCGGACCCTGCTGAAGATTCGGGTCGGCAATGATAGCGACTTGAACTCGCTTTGTTAGCTCGGCTTTCTCAGCAGCTTCTTGGGCTGCGCTGAGAGCTTCTGCATACTGAGCCTTGTCCTTTTCGCTAGCTAAAGTTGCCCGAGCTTCAACGATCATCTTCGCTGCAACAGATCGAGATACTTCGGAGATAAGTCCCGCCTTCCCGCCATCAGCAGTATCGAGACTTTTTACCAGAACATAGGTATCATCCAAGGTATTCTCAATTTCACGAATCTTCCGATAGTACTGTTTTATGTCCACGAATGGTCTCCTCAAATAGGAAGGGAGCTGTTTAGCCAGCTCCCTTCCTTAGCTTGGTTTCTAAATTAGCTGTTAACCTGAACGCCGAATCCGTTCCGCAGAACGCCGCAGCCGTATAGCACATCCACCGTAAATTGCTGTGAAAGCGTATTCGGCTGATAGCTCATCACCACGCGAATTCCGAAATTGCCCATCTCGGCGTATTCAGCGACTGCACCTGTGCCCGGAAGGGGCTGAGGCAGTCGGCGAACCACCAACCCGATCGCATCCCTGGAGAAGGCCAAGTTATGCGTGTTCGTATTCGGGCTGGTGCCAGTTGTCGGAACGAACTGTGAACGGAAGATGAAGAAATCCTTCATTTTGCCGATATTTCCCTCGATCAGCGCCTTCAGACCCGCTTCACCGGAAGAGTAATATTCGCTAAACCGGGGTATCTGACGAATTTGCGAGTACGTGTTGGAATCCACGACCAGGTATTTAGGGGCACTCGCCGGAACCATTGCCGAAAACAGGGCAGTCTCAGCCGCATCGATTGTCGCTTCGGTTATGGGTGAACCAGCAGTTCCCACAGGACGGTTGGCCGTAAACTGGCTATACAGGTTAAGCAGATCCTGCTCAACCTTCTCAGCAATCGCGATGACGGCCGGCTGCATATACGCTTTCAGCAGATCCGGAAAAGCCAAGGCTTTGGTCACGTCCGGAATCTGGAAAGTTGCTTCCGCGTGGGTATTAAGAACAATCTGAGCGTTGAGCAGACTCGGATTCTGTGGAGTTACCGTTCCACCTTCTGCGATGTTATTCGCACTCAGCACCGGCGGAATCGGAACGTTAACGGTGTCTCCCGCATGTGCCAGCACAGGCTCATAGTCTCGGTTCACAAGGTTGCCCATAACGAGGTTCCCCGTCAGAGCAGGCAATGCTTCCGCGGCAACAAGTTTAACGATTGCATTCGTCAGATTGGCGGATGTGATTATTGACATACGTCTCCTAAAATGAATTTGGCGACTCGATTGCTCGGTCGCAAACTGCCTTCTTGGCACGGCCGATCACAGAGTCGCCTCATGTGATCGCCGCCCCAGCTTCTGCGCGGGGAGCGGCTACGCCCCGCGCAACGCCTGAGATGCCAAACGAGATATCTCTTGGCGTACTCTGTCGAGCTCTTCTTTGCTCATACCCGGCTTAATCTTGTCCAAATCGACATGCGCAGCAGCTTGCGTGGTATTCCGGGACGGCATTTGAGCTCCACTGCCTCCGGCGATCCTTGCCGGAAGAAGCTCTGGATTTTCTTCGAGGAAACTACTCAGATATTCAGGCAAGGACTTGGCCTCGGGTCCACGTGCATGTAGTCGGCCGTCTTCTCCCCGCACGATGTCATCTTTTATGGCGCGGAATGCCAAATCCACCTTGGCAACCCCCAAGCGCTGAAGTTCGCTGCGAATCTGAGAGCTTCGATCTGTCTCTTCTGCAATAGCCCGCGCTTTCCGGTTCTCTTCCACAAGCTGGTTTAGCCGTGATTCCAGGCCCTCTCGCCTTTTGCGCTCTTCTTCCAGTTCAGCTTTGTAGGCCGGTTCAGCTTTCTTGGTTTCGGCTCGTACGAATTCCTCAATGGCTTGACGCACGATGTCCTGCACATCGGCTCCGTGCCCGGGCTCATTATCAATCGCTTTTTGCTCTGACATTACTTTTTGCCTCCGTTAACTTACTGTTTGCGCGTCTATTTCACGTGCAATCTGATTTTTTGTCTCCTGCCGCACATCGTTGAGATATTTCAAGGCGAGCCGGTGGTATATCTGCCGCCTTAGTGTTGGGCTTTGAATGCCCAAATCAAGAAGGTTCTTAGCATCCTGCAATTCAGTACCGAAGTCGCTGATATCGACTTCGTCCAGACCCGCAATCGTTGTAGTTAGGGCATCTTCACGTGCGTCACTGACCGCCGTGAGAATTTGGCGTATGCAATCCTTGACGGCCGCTCCGTACGCACGCAGAACCTCCTTCGTAATCGTAAAGTCCATCTGTTTGCTGGCAGCTGATTGCACATGGCCGCTGATCATTTCTCCGGACGCCTGTGATAGATAACAGACTCTATAGATCTCGTCCTTCAACGTCTCTAGATTTTGTGCAGCGATCTGATAGACCTTCCCATCCGGTTCCGTCCATCCAAACTTATCTGTTGGCCCCAGTTGGATGTAATAGCTCTCGCCAACGATCTGGCTCCACTCCCGGTCGGAGTAAATTACGGGCATCGCAAAAAGACCCATCGTGATCGCCCAAGCCAGGGCATTCGACTTGTTAAAGTGTTCCAATTGCAGATGCGCTGCCTTGTTCATCAACCACAAGCCATCGCTCACTTGCAGCGTGAAAAAGGGAACGCGCTCTTGAC